AAACTGGAAAAGCAATCTGCCCTTATGCGAAAGCAACTCTTGAGACAGAAGCGATCCAGGTTGTGCATGGAAAACCTAACCTTGTGGATCAAATTAATCACTGTTGTAATCTCTTTGATTCTCTTGCTTTGGACTGTGTCGTCATCATTCTTCAGCCTACGATAGTAGAATCAGCACTCGCCAAACTCTGTAATCAAGCACACAAAAACAACCCACAATTTGCCATCCTGTATGATCATCCAGACAACAAGGGCCTACATAAAGGTGTAAGTTTTTCCTTTGGCAAAGCACCTCTTATTATGATACAGAGATTGAAACAATTGAAAAATGCACAACGACAATTACAAAAAACTGATTATTATGAGTCTTGGGGTCTTGACCCTAATGATTCTATGTTCTATTAAAGCATTATAAATAATAGCAGTGAGCAAATCCTAATCACGGAAAACAAAAAGGAGGATCACGATGGATCAAAAAACATCGCAAGACGGATCAGTTGGTACTGCAACGATTGATACAGTCTCTAAAACAGAGCAGGACATAGCGGACAATCAACCCGCGAAAACTTATACCCAGGCTGAACTGGATGGATTAATGGCTGAAGTTCGTAAAAAAGCAGAAGCCAAATATGAAAAAAAGTATGGTCAGGTAGATGTTGAGCACTACAGAAATCTCTTGGAAAAGGAAGAATCTGAAAAGATTGCCAAAGCCAAAGAGAAGTCAGAGTTTGAAAAATTGTTGAAGGAAAATGCTGAAAAGTTTAACAGCAAAATCTCAACACTAACTTCTGAACTGACCAAGATAAAAGTGGATGGAGCATTAATAAATGCGGCATCTACCAAACGAGCCATAAACCCAGAGCAGGTAGCAAGGCTGGTTAGAGAAAATATCAAAATGTCAGAGGCAGGAGAAGTGGAAGTGATTGATCCTAAAACAGGGCAAACGAGATACACTGAAAACGGTGATCCGCTGACGGTAGATGGGTTGGTAAGTGAATTCCTACAAACTAATCCACATTTCGTTTCAGCAGGCACACCAGGCGGTGGCTCTAAATCAAACACTCAGACACAAGGTGTTCAGAAAGTTGATGTTAATAACCTGGATATGAAAAATCCAGAACATAGAAAGATCTATGCTGAGTATCGTAAGAAACTGGGCTATTAGATCGTAACAACAACTAAAAGGAGATTAGTCAAATGGCTAATGAATCAACAACAACAACATTGAATGACCTAATTGCACCTATCGTGCAAGAGGCAATGTTCGTGGCATCAGAAACAGCAATTATGCCAGGACTTGTAAAAGTATTCAATGTACCAGCAAATGCTGGTAAGGTATTACAAGTACCTTTATACTCAACACAAACAATCGCAAGTGACGCAGGTGAAGCCTCTGATCTATCAAACACAGCAGTTTCAACTGATGTTGCAAACATCACATTAACTGAAGCAGGTATCATGACTACCTTGACTGACATGGCAAGAAACCATTCAATGTCAAACGTGGTTGCTGACCTAGGTAAGTTATTTGGTGAAGCGATTGCAAAAAGACACGACAGAGCATTAACAGGCTTATTCTCATCTTTCACAGCATCAATTGGTGCGGCTCAAGACGAGATTGAAGTAAAAGACTTATTTGAAGCGTATGCTACTTTGAAATCAGCGGCGGTTCCAGGTCCTTACTTTGGCGTGTTCTCACCAAAAGCAATCTACAATGTTAAGAAAACATTGACTAACTCATTCGTAAATCCAAATCCTGCGAATGTGGTTAATCAAGCAATGAGCGAAGGCTACATTGGTAGAATCGCAGGTATTGACATCTACGAAAGTTCAAACGTAGTTCAATTATCTGATACTTCAGTGGTTAATGCTGTATTCAGCAGAGACGCTTTAGGTATAGCGATTGCTCAACAATTAAATGTTGAGACTCAAAGAGACGCTTCATTAAGAGCAGAAGAAGTAGTAGCATCTACAAGATACGGTGTAAACATTCTTCACAACTCTTATGGTGTGAAAATCTTAGGAGACAACCAAATCAACTAATAATTGATTTTTTTGTTTTTTGAATGAAAGGGCGGTAGCAATATCGCCCTTTTTTTTTAAATATGGATATGACAGCAGTGGTTTGGTTCAATGGTCCATCTCAAAAAAAATTAATCTATACCTTGCCACCTCAAACATTAGAAGTGGGGTGTAATTTTATAGAGCGGTATAGACCTGTGCATCACGTGTGTGCTTATGACATACCAATTGTGCAGAAAATATCCATGACACCAGGCGTGCAGTATCACACCAGACCTGATGCTACTCGTGCTCATTGGAACATCATCAAAGACCATACATTAGCGAGCACCAATTCAGGCTGTTTGGCAGTGTATGTGGCTCTACAAAACACCAAAGGACCTGTCTATATTATTGGCTGTGATTGGGGCACCACAGACACCAGCACACAGGATGAATTGTATGGCAAAGGTTATACCACAAGAAAATACACCAATTCTATGCGTAGAAAGTTGAAAGAAATGTCACAAGGCAACCTTTTGTTGATTGTAAATGATAAGCAGGTGGATGTGGATCTGCCTCACATATCTACAGAATTATTTCTGTCTGCTCATTCTAATAAATAATTGCCAAGGGAAGGACCCTTGTAGAACTATTAAAGAAGGACTTTAAAATGGCGACATTCGCAACAGACTCAGACTTACTTGAATATGTGCCTGACATCAAAAAATACGGCATTCAAGAATTTCTCACAGAACACGAAAAAACTTACGACGATATAATCAGACTACTGAATATAAAATGGTGGCCTACAACTGGTTATGGCAGATATGATATATCTGTATTGGGAGGATCAGAAAAACTATCTCCCAGCAGATTAGATTCTACCCAATTTACCAGAGCGGCAGTTTATCACGTGCTGGCTTACTACATCTATCCAAAGTTATCTACTTTTGAACCAGATGGAGATGCTTTTAGAGAACAACTTAACTTCTACAAGGCAAAATTTGAAGAAGAATTTGAATTGGTCCTAAGAGATGGAGTTCATTATGATTTGGACTCTTCAGGCTCATACACAGACAGTGAAAAACAAACATTTTATCAAGGTAGGTTGATTAGATAATGTCAGCAAGAGAAAATATAGCAATCAACATAGTTGAACAATTAGAAAATATGCAGAACCCTGCTCCAGGCAAGGTTTCACGAGTATTTTTTGATGTGTCTAAATTAGCCATCACACAATTTCCTGCGATACTGGTAGTTACATCTAACGAGATCAGAGACGATGATGCTATGGATTTAAGAGTAGCCACTATTCAATATCAATTGAGATGTTATGTGAGAGGCACAGAAATTGATACATTACGAAACGAAATTGTAGAAAGAATTGAAGAAACATTGGAAATATCTAGAAACAGAGACATCACTCTATCTGCCAACAACATCCACAATGTAAAAACCACTATCAACAGTGTGGAAGTGATTGAAAGAGAATTACCATTAGGCGAAGTGATTGTGAATGTCAATGTGCAGTACAGATACAAAAAAGGAGTATTATAATGCCTATTCAAATGTTTAAAGGAAAAATTTCTAAGGTTGTTGATAACAGAGATGTGCGACAACATAGGAAAGATGGTTGGACCTACAAACCATCTACAACTGTGGCAAGCAAACCCAAACTATCCAGACGGAGACTTAAGGTTAAAGACAGCACAGTAATCAAAGCAACAGATCTAACAGGTCCAGTAGATCAAATAGAGGAAACAAACTATGGCGACTAATAACGCAACATACACAGGTGAAGCAGGTGTGGTTAAGTTTTCTGATGATACATCAGCGGTGGTTGCAGTAGCAAGTGTTAGATCATTTACTCTTGATCAAGAAACACAAACTATTGAATCATCTGTGATGGGCACAACAGGTAGAACTTATCTGGCTGGCTTAACTCAATTCTCTGGCACAATGGATGTATATCTAAGAGATGACGATGATGGACAAAATTCATTATTTTCAGCAATAGGTGCAAATCCAGCGGCAATTGAATTGTACCCATCAGGTGAAACCACAGGTGTGAAATTGTCAGGTAATGTAATCATTACTGGACACTCAATCACTTCAAACTTTGACGGAATGGTTGAAGCATCAATCACTTACCAAGGAAGTGGTGCATTAACAAAAACTGCCTTATAAGGATAACGAATTAGTGATCCAACTAAAGGTAAGTTTTAATAGCAACAAGGTGATCTCTGAACTATCAAATGATGTAGATCAGATGGTCCGCCAGGTATCCACGGATCTGTTTGACACTGTTAAACAGAAAACACCAGTAGCGTCTGGTCGTGCTAAACGAGGATGGAGGCTTAGACAGGAAGGCAAATTCAGATATGAAATTGCTAACCGTGTGCCTTATATCAGTCGTTTGGACGAAGGATATTCAAAACAAGCACCTCGTGGTATGACACGACCTGCCACAAGGGAAGTGCTCAATAGAGCAAGAAGGAGATACAAAGGATGACAAATGTTATAAAAAATATAACAGAACACTACAAATCAGCGATTGGTGGTGATTTATCCAAATATCACTGTAAAGAATGGAACTGTGATATCTATTATAGAAAAACTTATCCATTCAAAGATGAGGCTCGTGTGATTGAATTACAAGCACAGGGCAAAACGGCTGAAGCATTGGTCACAGGACTTGTATTAAAAGCAAGACGGGCTGATGGTTCAAAAATGTTTGCTGAAGGCGATGTTGTCACTCTAATGAATGAAGCAGATCCCAATGTTATCGTTAAGGTAGCGGCGGCAATAAATTCTGCCAAATTAGAGAGCAACGTGGAGACTCTAGCAAAGGAATA